GATATCAAATCTCTTTCTGAATTCAACGAATTCGTACCATATTCGAAAGCTACTGGTATTAATATCAAAATGCTTATGAGTTCAGCTTTACAAGCTTCTATTGAGTTAGGAATTGTTAACTCTCGACTAGAATTTAAATCAAACTGCGATTTTCTTAGAGATAGAGAAAGTTGCAGATTATCTATACCTCTTAAACCTGCTATTGGATTTTCGACCATTGATGAGTCTATCCTGGCTAGTTCTAGAAGTACTTCTGCTGGTTATCCTTATTATGGTAAGAAGAACGACATCAAAAATCACGATCTCACTAGAGATTTTATTACAGATTTACTTAATTTTGATGATCCTAAATTTATCATTCAGGTAATCATGTCAATCCCTACTACGATTTTTCATCGATTTCAATACTCAGTTAAAAGTCTGGGCACTGGTATTTCGAAAAAGAGTAGAATCGTTTGGGGTATATCTCAAATAATAAACGTTATTGAGCGAATTATATTTCAAAAGTTCATTGATGACATTCAATTATCTAATCAACTTAAATTTGAAACTGGTTCGAATTTCTCAACTAACGGTCTCTCAATGAGACAACAATCTGAAATTATTAAACGTTTCAGAAGCAAGTATAACAATTTAATGTCTGTAGACGCTACTGGTTTTGACCGTTTCGTTCCAACTTACATGCACTTGTTATTCTTTATCTTTGCCTTATTTTCTCTTAGTAGAATGGATTTCAAACATAAAGTTATGTACGCTGCACTATTACTTTATCTTTGCTTTACACCGTATTGCTATATGTCTGGTGAAGTTAAGTACAAACTTAGAGGCGTTCCTTCTGGTTCGTTAATTACTAATTTGTTTGATTCCTTTACTACTAGAACAATTCTTAATTATGCTTACTTACAAGAAAAGGGCTCTTTTCCAGGTTCTCAAGCTGTAGTTAATGGAGATGATAATTTAATCTCTAAAACTTCGGTTGATATGAAAAGATTATCTTTCGTGTATAGTAAGTTTAATTTACAAGTTCACCCGAGTAAGTCGGAAGAAGTTTCTTTTAATGATGAAG